AGACCTAGCAATTAACCCAGACCATGTTAAGTTTGCACCAGCAAACACTGTTCGTGAATCTGAATCAGGATTTTTTGTTAATACTGAAGGTCCGTTGCAGCCTTATCAGACTACATGGGCTATTGGTCCACTACCTTATGACACAATTGGGTCAACTGTGTGGGAAATTAAGTCTAAGAAAAACATTATTACTGCACTTGGTGGAGCAACACAAGGTAATTTTTCAAAAAGACTAGTTGATGCATGGTCTATCTTAACTTTGTTCCCACGTTTAGGTGTTCGTTCTGCTATTGACGAAGCAACTATGTATTTACTATCTGCACCTACTAAAGATATGCGTAGATTTGCATCCTTAGAAGGATTAAGACTAGGAAATATGTCCCGTGCTGCTACTGGTTCTAAGTCTGCTAGTGGTCCTATTCGTCGTAGTATTCAGAAAACATTAAAGTTTGCGCCACGCGCAGATTTACCTATGCGTATGGGTAAACAACCACGCTACTCACACGAAGAAGCACTGTCAATTTTAGATAGACAAACAATTTTACAAAACAAAGCAGATGAATTAGAAGTTGATGTTGTTCTTTTAACAAGTTTAGAAAAACGTCAAGCAATATCTGCTGCTGTTTCACAAATGTATGGTCGTTATGTTGACCCTGAAACTGCTGGTTATTTAATGCAAGCCTTTGTACATTCACCTGATGCACTTAACTCAATGGCTGCTTCTCTTGTTGCTAGCAGTGGTATCTCTGGTCGCTATGGCGAGGAGATTGTTGCATCAGTTATTACACCATCTATGCTTGATATGGCTTTTGATGCATTAGGTATTAAAATGGGTAAGGGAACCCGTACTATTGATACGGCTATGCTAACAGAACGCGAAGTTGCATTAGCGCACTTTGAAAAATGGTTTAAGATGATGGCTGGTAACAAGGCCAAACTAACCGATGAAGTTACGCTTAATCCAGCAGAAATATTTTTTAGATACAATGCATTAAAGCCAGGCGAGGTAGACCCACGCACTGGTAAAGAAATGATGGAACTAGCACTTGATGCTGCTATGGAAAAAATTGGTTTTAAGTTTGAGCCGTTAACTAAAACTTGGCAGGTTCAAGATAATCTATCTGTTGGTGCGTTTTTAGAACGCACCGCCTACACGGTTCAGGCCCGTGGGCGTGGACTAGATGATGAGCAGATTGCCCGTGGTCAGTTATTCCGTATGTTTACTGATATGTATGAAACATTCCATGGTGATGCTAACAAGTTTAATCAAGGATTATTAGATGTAGTTAAGAATAGTTACGGGCAACTAGTCAAGATGAGTGCAGAATCTGGTCGCATTCCTACTTGGAACGCAGCGGTTGCACGTATTCCTTTAGATGAGTTCCAAGATGCTAGCCAAGGATTCCGTATTAGCGGACCTATCAATACTGAAATAGCCTTTGGTGACTTTGATGTAGAGTCTGTATTTAGACGCTACGGAAATACTATGATGGACTGGATGGACCAACAAGTAACTGGTTTATTCCGTCAACCAGCAGTTATGGTTACGTATGCGCAGTTGCGTAAGAAGTATGCTGGTATTGAAAAAGAGTTTGTTCGTCAACAGGTAGCAAATGAGATGGGTCCTTTTGCTGGTGCTACTCAAAAGCAGATTGATGCAGTAACTGAGAAGTATAAGGCTATAGCCGAAAAGCGTTTTACTGAATTAGCAGTGCGTGAAGCAGCAGATACTATTCTAAAGTTTGCTGATAACCCAAAGATACGTTCTAACTTTGCATTTAGTGTGCGTACTGTTGGTCGTTACTATAGAGCAACTGAGGATTTCTATCGCCGTATTTATCGTTTAAAGGATGTAGCACCACGTACTTTGTATCGTTTGCGTTTAGTTAACGTAGGACTTGAATCAAGTGGCGCTATCTTTAACGATGCCGAAGGTGAGCCATATGTAGTAATGCCTATGGATAACATTATCTACAAGGCCACAGATGGTGCGTTTCGTGCGCTAACAGGTAATACTGGATACAGCCAGCCATTGTTTAATGAGTTTACATTTAAACTAAGAATGGTTAACCCATCATTCTCACAAGATGCTGGTCTTCCTACCTTGTCTGGCCCTATTGCAGGGCTAGGAGTTATTGCTGTAAAGAACTTGCTTGGTATAGTTCCAGGAAAGATTCCATTTGTTGGTGGTGCAATACAGCCATACTCACAGCAACTAGGTGAAAGCATTGATACATTTGCACTAGGTAACATTGGTGACAATGTTGATATATTCCGTGCTGTTGTTCCTTCATCCTTACAGCGTGTCTGGGGTATGTTGGGATTTGATGAGAAGTCTAGACAAGAAGTAACCGCTGCACAGCAGGCTATTGCCTACAATGCAGCCAACGGAATAGGTATTGCAGCAGATGCTACAGATGAAGAGAAGTCTGAATACCTAAAGAACATCCGTATCTCAGCACATAACGTATTGTTTATGCGTCACTTCCTAGGTCTGTTATCACCAGTTGCACCTACAACTATGGAGTCAGTAGGAGTTCCTGACTATATTAAAGATACTGGCATTACTACTTTGCGTTCAGAGTTCTTTGATATTCTTAATGGCATAACCGCTATTAATAATGGAGACATCTCAGACCCATACGAGGTAGCACTTGCTACATACATTGGTAAGAATCCAGGCAAACTTATCTATACAGTCGCCCGTGAAGATAAGCAGACTAGTGTTCTTATTAAGAACACAGATAAGTTAAAGAACTGGGGCATCAAGAACGCTGATTTAATTAAGACTTATGGCGAGGTTGCCTACATCTTTGCACCACAGATTGGTGACTTTAATGCTGGTACTTATAACTGGATTAAAGCAGCAGGTCTTATTGAAAGCAAAAGCCTTGAAGACTACTACACAGATATACAGGTAGCAGAGGATAAGCAGAAGTATTATGACATTGCTCGTCAGCAAAAAGATATTCTTAATAATCTGTCAGACCCAGAACTACGAGCCAATGTTATTAAAGCAGCAGAGCAGCAACGTGCTGCACTAAAGGCTAACAACCCACTACTTAATTCAGAACTTATTGGTTCTGGTAATGAAATTGGTAACGAGTCTGTAATGCTTAATAGTCTTGAGCAGTTAATTTCAAACCCTAAGACTGATGTTAGACCAGCCACACGCCAGAAGTTAATGATGGCAATTAAAATGATACGAGAGTTTGTTGCTTTCTCTACTGACCCAGAGTTAAAGAATGTTGAAAACATTGCACAACTTAAGCGGGAAAGAAAAGAGCAGATAGAGGCTAATCTAAATGAGTTAATGGTAGGCGACTTATATGTAACAGAAGCCAACCGCGCAATCTTTAAATCAATACTTGGATTTTATTCACGTGAATCATACTATGTCTATAAGGAGTTAAAGTAATGGCTGACATTAGAGGTTTAGAAGAAGCCTTCTTTGATGCTTCAGAAGAAGCACGCCGTACGTTTGATATCCTTAATGGTACTGCTGGACGTGGTGGTTTAGAGCAAAGGTATTTAATTGCTTTAGATAATAAAGAAAAGAACGATGCAAAGCCAGGCAGTATACGTAACTTTAGCATGAAAGATTTTAATGCTTTAAAGAAACAATATGATGCCGCCTCTCTTGCATACAGACGAGCACAAGATGCAAAGAACGCTGCACGCCTAGAACTTAATCGTGCTAAAGGTACAAGTGAAAAACAAAAGGGTGCGCAAGGTGCACTCGATGCATACGAAAAATCACTTAATGACCTTAAGAAAGCAGAAGCACTTATACCTTCACGTGGTCAGGCTCAGTATGAAGCAGCGGTACAGGCTGCATACGATGCTCAGACTGCTGCTAAAAATGCGGGAGCAAAAGTTAAACCATTGCCACCTGCACCTAAGGGAGTAGTTCGCCCTGAAAATAAGACTGTAGAAACACCAGAACCTCTTAAAGATGGCGGTGCTGTAGATGTAGCAGAAGACAGGCTTAAGGGTTATGCAATTGAATCTTCTGGTAATGTTATTCTTAATGGAGAGCGTATCTACTTTGTTGATACAAAGAACGCTGATGGCTCAACAACTATTAGTCAATATAAAAGTATTATTTCAGCACGTGATGCTTTTCTAAAAAACTATTCTGGCCCTGGGCAATTAGAAAGTTTAAAGCAACAGTTAATTCCTAAATGGATTACAAAAGAAGAACTACAACAAAACGACTGGTTGTCTGGTCTTGATAATGCAATTGCTCAGTATACATTTGATGCTGCAACTAAAATTCAAATTGAAGGTGTTAAGGAAGTTCCATTTGAATCATGGTTTAAATCTGCAAAGGGTAGGGCTGGAACGGGAGAACCAGCAAGCAAGGCTGGAACCTTTAAAGATACAGATTTAATTCTTACTACTGCTGGCGATGCTTACAATGAAATTAATGACTACATGATTGATGCTGTAGGTAGACCAGCAACACAGCAAGAAAAAGAAGAATACTATAAAGATATTAATGCGCGGGAAAAGAAGTCTGCGGTTGAAACAGTTTCAACCCGTGATGCAACTGGAAAGATAACTACTTCTACCAGAAAAGGCGCAGCCTTTACTCCACAAGAAAGACTTAATTCTCAAAACGCTATTGTTATTAAAGCCCTTAAGGGTACAGATGCTGGAGAAATCCTTGCCTCTGCCAAGGGTAGTCAGGTTGCTGTACAAATTGCGGCTTTGCAAAAGGCTGGAGCAGAATATGGACAACCACTAACAGCAGGCGAAGCACTTAAATATGTTATTGCTGGTGGTACAGAAAGAGATGCTATCGCTAAACAAACAGAACGTATGCGTCTTAACGCAATAACTATGTATGGCAATCTTAAAGACCACATTACTAATGGTGGAAATGTTAAAGACATTGCTGACCAGTATGCATTGATTAAGTCAAGAAAACTAGGTATTCCAATTACTGATGCTTTTAATGACAAAGATGTACAGATGGCACTTACTAGAGATGGTGGACTAATGAGTACTGCAGAGTTTAATAGACAGATGCAAGCAAACCCACTATGGCGACAAACAGATGAGGCACGTAATACTGCTGCTGATTTTGCTAACACCATACTTAAGTCGTTTGGATTCATGGGCTAATGGCACAGACAGCAGCGCAAAAAAAAGCAGCAGCAACCTTAAAGCAAGCACAAGCATTACTTGCTAAGCAAAAGAAATCTTTAGCCAGCCTTGAGGCTGAGCAAGCACTATTAACTCCTACACCTGCACGTGTTGATACAACAACACTACAAGGTATTATGGCAGCGTCTGCTCGTCCTACGCAACAAGAAATTGCAGACGATGAATACTCTAGAAAAAAAGTAGGAACAACTGGTAAGACTCAAGCACAGTTAGATGCAGCAGCAGGTGCTGCTGATGTAGTTAAAAGTATTAATGAAAACTATAGTAGTCTAGGTATTACATCTAAGATTGACCCTAAGACTGGTAGAGTTATTACTACTCAAGGTGACAAAGTATTAACTCTTAATCCACCTGGTAGTCCATTTGCACCCGCTGCTCCCGTAGAAGATAAGCCAGAAAAAAAAGAAATTAGCGATGCAACGCGTGATGCGTTTGCAATGCTTACAGATTTGTTTAGGTCTTATGGACTTGAAGAACTTGCAGGTGAAATTGCAGACTATATGAAGCAAGGTCTTACATCAGCCGAAGCGTTAATTAAACTAAAGACTAATCCTGCTGGTGCATATGCAACTCGTTTTGCTGGTAACTTTGAACGTGTTAAGAAGGGCTTGAATGTCCTATCTGAGGCTGAGTACATTAATCTTGAAAGTTCCTACGCCCAAACACTTAAAGCCTATGGCTTAGGCAGCATGGTAAGTAGTAATCGTAAAGATAACTATAAGAAGTTTGCCGAGTTTATTGCTGCAGATATTTCTGCCGTTGAGTTTAAGGACCGTATTGACCTAGCAGTAACTAGAGTTAAAAACGCTGACCCATTTACTCGTAATACTCTTAAATCTTTTTACAACATTAACGATACTGATTTAGTTTCTTACTTTTTAAATCCTACAGAAAATCTACCTAAGTTACAGCAGAAGGTAACTGCTGCTGAAATTGGTGGCTCTGCTGTAGCACAAGGCTTAACAACATCTCTTACATCAGCGCTATCACTTGCTGAATTTGGTGTTGACAAAACTGAAGCACAGGCTGGATACCGCTACATTGCACAGGCTTTGCCACGCGGTTCTTTCCTTAGTGAGATATCTTCTCAAGGTGGTCCTGCTTATACGCAAGGTTTTGCTGAAGATGTAGTACTGCGTAAAAGCGGTAAAGCATTAACACAGCAAGAAAGATTAATTGAAGAAGAGGCTTCTCGCTTTAAAGGTTCTTCTGGTATAGCAGATAGCAAGAGCCTAGCGTCGCAAAATCGCGGCGCATTTTAAATTCCTGACATGGACCTATCGGCCCCATGCAGCGTATTAGACCGATAGTAGGAGCCAGCCAGTTTCCCCGAACTGAACTGTGGCCTGCGAACTAACAACGAATAGAAGGGTGGGTTGCTATGAGCAACAACTACTGGGATGAAGAAGATGACGACCTGGATACAGAAACGGAAGCACCATTGGATGGTAGTGACTTACTTAAAAAGTTACGCAAAGCCAAGCGTGCAGATGAAAAACGTATTAAGGAACTTACTGAGCAACTTGAGACATTCTCCAAGGCGCAGCGTGAGGCGACACTTAAGGAAGTCCTAGAAAAGAAGGGCGTAAATACCAAAGCAGCACGGCTAATCCTAAAGGATATATCCGAAGTTAATGAAGAGTCAATTAATAATTGGCTATCTGACAACGGAGATTTAATTGGGTATCAGCCTAAGTCTAATAATGACGATACTAATCTTGCAGCATTACGCCAGCAAGATATTGTGACGCAGCAGGGTATTTCGCCAGATAAAGCAAATGATATGAACGCTCGTCTAAATGGCAATTTTGAGAGCGCTGAAGATTTTATTGCTTTTCTTCAATCACAACAATAATATCCGTTCATAGTCAAGGAGACTAAAAAACATGGCAAACGCATATACAGATACCTCGAGCGGTTCGTTCGGCGGTACAGTAGGCGGCGCTGGTCTCGTACAAAAGGCGTATGACCGCCTTCTCGAGTTCGCTCTCCGTTCAGAACCCCTAATTCGTTCTGTCGCAGATAAGCGCCCCGCACGTCAATCAATTCCAGGTTCAACAGTAGTTCTACAGAAGTACGTTGACCTAGATACAGTAACAGGAACACTGACAGAGACAGTTGACCCAGATGCAGTAGCACTGACAACTCCTACCTCTATTACAGTAACACTTAATGAGTACGGTAACGCAGTTCTAGTAACTCGCGCATTGGAACTCTTTTCACTTGCAGATGTAGACCCAGCAATTGCTAACATCATTGCATACAACCTAGCCGATTCTATCGACACAGTTGCAATGACAACTCTACGCTCAGGTACAAACAACATTTTCGCAGGCAATGCAACAGCAGTTGCTAACGTTGACGCAGCAGACACACTAGACTCAGCAGACATTCGTCGCGCTGTAGCAAAGTTGCGTGCTAACAAGGCTAAGGGCCGTCGCGGAAATGCATACTGGGTAGGTATTCACCCAGAAGTTTCACACGACCTTCGTGCTGAGACAGGCGACCTAGGATGGCGCTACCCACAGTCACAGTCTGCTTCAGAAGCAAGCAAGATTTGGGCTGGAGAAATTGGTGAGTACGAAGGCGCGTTCTTCGTTGAGTCATCACGTCTATACAATGCTAAGACAGGTGCAGACCAGTCAGCACTAGCAACAACAGCAGTAACAGTAGCAGGAACATCAGCAGGATTTACATTCGGCGTTGCTTCATCTGCAGTTATTGCAACACGTGCTGAAGTTGGTGACAAGATTGCAGGAACAGGTATCGCTTCAGGTGCAAAGATTACTGCTATCACCACATCAGGTTCAACAACTACATTTACTGTAGACACAGCAAACACAGCAGCAGTAACAGTTTCAACAACTGTAACTGTAACTCCAGTAACACGTGTATTTAACACAATCGCATGTGGTTCACAAGCAATGGCAGAAGCCGTAGCAGAAGAACCACACGTAGTTATTGGTAACGTAACTGATAAGTTGATGCGTTTCCGCCCAATGGGTTGGTACGGCGTACTTGGCTTTGCAGTCTACCGTGATGAGGCTCTATATCGAATCACATCTGGTTCATCAATCGCTGCTCTCTAGTAGTTAATTGACTGTAGGGCTGGGGCAACCCAGCCTTATGGTGAGTCCACTAAAGGAGGATGAATGTCTAACTGGTTATTTAAAACACCAACAGTTGAAGAAGGTCCTGCTGGCATGCATAGACTGTTTGAGTTTTATAAGTTGGACCGTGGTATATCTATTGTATTAAATACTAATGGACAGTACCAGCAAATTCGTTATCCACTTGATTCTGATTTACCAGACTATCCAGTTGTTTATCGTGGTGGATATAACTACACAGTAGACGATACTACTAAGGCAGCACTTATTGCTGGTGGTGTAGGAGTGACGGAAGCAAACTTTACTGAACTATGAGTCTACATCAGATACAAACACATCCTGAATATGTAGAGGGTTGTTTTGGATGCAAAGTTATGACCCTTGAACTAGGTACAGGTGATGCTGACTCTCGTCGTCAAAGGCCACAAAAAGCATTTAACCAAGAACTAAGTGCTTACAATGAGGCCAGAGCACAGGGTATACAACCTGGCGGTACATCAATGCAAAAGATTCGTGAAGCCGAAAAGGCTTCCGAAGTATTAGGCAAGCCATACAACTCGAACACAATGCCTGATGCAAACAAAGTAAACAAATCAACCGTAGCGGTAATGAAAGAGATAGGACAAATATAATGCCAATGGTCGGAAATCAAGAGTTCCCATATACACCAGCAGGTAAGAAGGCTGCCAAAAAGGCTGCTAAGAAGATGGTTGCTAAAAAGACTATGAAGAAGATGGCTATGAAAAAGATGGGCAAGAAGAAGTAAATGCCTAAGATGACTAAGCAGGATGCGGCAATGTTAAAGATATTGCAAGATAGATACGGCACAAAGGTTTATCCAAGTGCACCTAAGGCTACATCACCAGATATGGCACGTAGTCAAAACGCAGCAAAGTTAGCAAAGAAGGCGAAGAAGAAGTAATGGCTAAGTCTCCAGCATGGACGCGTAAAGAAGGCAAGAATCCTAAAGGAGGACTTAACGCAAAAGGTCGCGCATCCTATAAGGGTGGCACTCTTAAGGCTCCTGTTAAATCTGGAGACAATCCACGCAGGGCATCCTTCCTAGCGCGGATGGGTGGGATGCCAGGTCCAGAGCGCAAGCCTGATGGCTCGCCTACTCGTCTACTTCTATCACTGCAAGCATGGGGTGCTTCTTCAAAGTCAGATGCAAAGGCTAAGGCTGCTGCTATCTCTAAGAGAAACAAGGCTAAGAAGTGAAAAAGAAATCAACAGTTAACGCTGCTGGTAACTACACAAAGCCAGGTATGCGTGCTGCATTGTTTAAGAAAATTAAGGCTGGCTCTAGAGGTGGAGACCCTGGCGAGTGGTCTGCCCGTAAAGCACAGTTGCTTGCTAGTGAATATAAGAAGGCAGGCGGGGGTTACAGGTAATGGCCCTTGCTAAATCTCAAAAGTCTCTTAAGAAGTGGACTGCACAAAAGTGGAAAACTTCTGATGGCAAGCCATCTAAAGGCAAGAAAAGATATTTACCAGCAGCAGCATGGGCTGCATTAAGCCCTGCTGAAAAAGCAGCAACTAATAAAGCAAAGGCTGCTGGCAATGCAAAAGGTAAACAGTTTGTAAAACAACCAAAGTCAATAGCAAAGAAGGCTGCGAGGTTTAGATAATGGCAACAGGAGTAGCAGGTAGCACATTTGCTGACGAGTTAAATCGTCTTGCAAATGATGGAACATATCCAACACCAGATGCATATCAGTCCGAACAAGGTGCAGCAAACAACTATGCTGAGACTAGTGGCTTAGGTATTATTGCTGCTCTAAATATTAAGGCTGACGCAAATCGTCAACCTAATGAATACAAGATGCTTAACGCTATCTGTAATGAATTAGCAGGAACTACTGGACTATCAGCCATTGTTGCATTAAGGAGCATAGACCTGTGACAACAACATTGACACAGATGATTGATGAAGTGCTTATCAATCTATCAGGTTACACATACCAGCAAGACCGCTCTACCTATCTTAGAACTGCGGTAACTGGTTTAACCTCACCAAGTACTTCACCTACAATCTTGTCTCTTGGAGACACTAGCAATGTAGGTAAAGGCGTGCTTGAGGTAGATGAAGAATTAATGTGGGTTGATTCATTTGACCGTGTTGGCAATACAGCAACAGTCGCTCCTTACGGGCGAGGCTATCTGGGAACAGATGCTGCTACCCATGCTGCGGATGCAAAGGTAACTATCTCACCTATTTTCCCGCGCTATGTTATTAAGAAGGCTATCAACGATACTATTGAAGCAGTTGGTTCTGCTATCTATGCAGTTAAGCAAACATCATTTGTTTACAATGCAGCGGTAACTACTTATGAGTTCCAAGATTTAAATATAGAAAACATTCTTACTATGTCATGGCAAGATATTGGCCCAACAAAAGAATGGATTAGAGTTCGCAGATGGACCTTTGACCCATTTGCTGATACGGCAACATGGGGTGGCGGTTCACAAACTGTAACTATTCATGATGTTATTATTCCTGGCAGAACCGTTAAGGCTATGTATGCTACACATCCAATAGCATTTACAAGTAACTCACAAGATTTTTCTACACAAACTGGATTATCAAATACAGTTAAAGATGTAATTATTTTAGGCGCAGCCTATAGATTGTTGTCTTATCTTGACCCAGCCCGCGCTGCTCAGTACAGCCCACAGGCTGATGAGATTGATTCTAAGCGTCCATTCGGTGCATCTAATACAGCAGTGCGTCAAATTTTTGGACTATATCAACAACGTCTTAATGAAGAAAAACAAAAACAATTAACTCAGTACCCAACCCGAGTTCACTACAGCCGATAGGAACCTGAATGACAACTAGACAATACTCCTCACGCTCTCAGCAAACAACGCTGACAGGTACAGTAACCTCAGGTGCTACCACTATGGCGGTCATCTCGGGAACAGCATTGCTTGGTGGTGTAACGATTCCTGCTGGCAGAACCTTCACGATTGTTATTGACCCAGATACAGCAATCGAAGAAATTGTAGACGCCACGGCGGTATCGACCAATACCTTTAACATTACTCGAGCCATTGATGGTTCATCAGCACAGGAACACACAGCAGGAGCAGTAGTTCGTCACATGGCTATTGGCCGTGACTACCGTGAGGCAAACACTCACATCGAGGCTAGCACAGGCGTACACGGTATTGCAGGGGCTGTGGTGGGTACTACAGATACTCAGACCCTGACCAATAAAACACTGACTTCCCCTACTATTACCAACCCTAGCATCTCGGGTGCTGGTGTAGATGCAAGTATTGTCTTTGAAGGAGCAACTGCTGATGCTTATGAAACTACTCTTACAGTAGTTGACCCTACGCAGGACAATACAATTACAATGCCTAATACAACAGGCACAGTGGTGATTGCTACAGCAGTCCAGACTCTTACAAACAAGACTTTAACTAGCCCGACTATCTCAGGCTCACCAGTTATTACTGGTCTATCTTCTGCAGGTATGTCTGCTTCATCTGCTACTCCTAAGGATTACGTAGACAGTATCCTAGGCTCAGCAACTGCAGCATCTACATCTGCTGCTAGCGCAGCAACCAGTGCTACATCTGCTGCCACATCTGCAGCAAGTTCAGAAACTTCTGCGATTGCTTCTGCATCGTCTGCAACGGCATCAGCAACTAGTGCTACCGCAGCAGCAACATCTGCTACAAGTGCAGCAGCCTCTGCCACAGCAGCGGCAACTAGTGCAACTAGCGCAGCAGCCAGTGAAACTGCAGCCGCGACCTCTGCTACATCAGCAGCGGCTAGTGCTACAACTGCTGCTAACTCAGTAGCCACAATTTCAGGCTTTGCAACTACTGCATCTAACTCAGCAAGTGCAGCAGCCACAAGCGCCTCAAGCGCCTCAACGTCTGCAAGTTCTGCTTTAACAAGCGCCAACTCTGCTGCTACTAGTGCTTCTACTATGGGTGCAAGTGTTACGGCTGCAGCAACAAGTGCTGCTAGTGCAGCGACAAGCGCAACGGCTGCCGCAACTTCTGCAGCGTCTGCAGCAACGTCTGCATCTGCTGCTTCGACATCAGAAACCAATGCAGCAACAAGTGCAAGTTCAGCATTAACAAGTGCAAACAGTGCAAGTACAAGTGCTGCATCTGCAGCAACATCGGCTACTGCATCTGCCACATCAGCAAGTGCTGCTGCTACATCTGCTACATCGGCAGCGACTAGTGCATCATCCGCTGCTACTTCGGCATCTTCTGCTGCAACAACATACGATGAATTTGATGACCGTTACCTTGGAAGCAAGTCATCTCCTCCAACAGTAGACAATGATGGCAACCCACTTATTGTTGGTGCTATTTATTGGAACTCAACATTAGGCAACATGTATGTGTGGTCAGGTAGCACTTGGGTTCAAATCGCTACAACTACTGTATACACAGCACCAACGCTAGGCACAACAGTAGTAACATCTGGTACCACAATTACGACAATAGATGGTTTGACTCTTAGCAGTGGACTTGCATCAGCAGACCCAACTACAAATCTTGGTCTTGCTACCAAGCAATATGTTGATTCTGTAGTTACTCAGATTAACTACCACGAAGCAGTGGTTGCAGCAACTACAGCGAATCTAACTGCTACTTATAATAACGGAACTTCAGGTGTAGGTGCAACCCTTACTAACTCTGGAGCACAAGCAGCATTTAGTGTAGATGGAGTAAGTCCTGCTCTTAATGCTCGTGTGCTTGTAAAGAATCAAACAACACAAACTGAGAACGGTATTTACACACTTACAACTGTTGGCTCTGGTTCAACTAACTGGGTTCTTACTCGCGCTACTGATGCTGACAATAATCCTGCTGGAGAAATGAAAAATGGTGATGAGTTATATTGTTCTGGAGGAACAGTAAACGCCACTAAGTCGTTTATTAACTCAACGACAGTAGACCCTATTGTTATCGGAACTACTGCAATTACATTCAGTGAATACTATGCAGCGCTACCAGCGCAGACTGGTAACTCAGGTAAGTATTTAACAACAGATGGAACTACTCCTTCATGGGGAGTTATTGACTCAACACTAAACGCAGACATAATCATGACGATTATGGGCGCATACATCTAAGGAAAGGTACAGCGACTAATGCCTGTAACAAGTAAAGTGCTGGCTCGCACAGCAGCAGCAACAACATCAACAACGCTATACACAACACCCGCTGGAACAACAGCAGTGGTAACAAACATTGTTATCTGCAATCCAACTACGGCTGCGGTAACAGCATCAATGACTATCAATAGCATTGACATACTTGGCAGCGTAGCAGTTGCTGCTAACTCATCAGCGTTTTTTGACCTAAAGCAGGTAGTGCCTGCAACTGAAATCATTGCTGGTAGTGCTTCATCAACAGCAGTAGACTTTCATATCAGCGGAGTGGAGATTAACTAATGGGCGTACAACAATTTCCCGTACCTGAAAGCGGAATCCCAAAGGGAACCACAGGAGCAAGACCTGCTTCTCCAACAGTAGGTACTGTATTTTACGATGGAACTATATCATCTTTAGTAATTTGGGATGGCAGTGCTTGGCTTCCTTGTTCCGCTCCTTCTTCTCAACCTACAATTTCAGTTGCAGATGTTGGCACTGGTAGAGCATACAATTCTGCTCAAGCAACGGTAACGTTTACGCCAGGTGCAACTGGTGGCAAGCCTCTTGGTTATACAGTATCATCATCAACTGGTGGTTACAGTGCAACAACTACAAGCACAACTGTTAACATTGCTGTAGGAACACAAGGAAGTTGGACATTTAGTGGAACTGCATATAATGATTTTGGCATAAGTCCAACAACTCCAACTACAAGCATTACATTAACAACCATTCCAGAAGCAGCAAGTGGTGTTACTGCAGTAGTAGGAACTGGCTCAAATATCAATGTGTCTTGGACACTTGGTGCTACTGGTGGTAAAAATTTGTCAGCCTTAGAAATTGTTCCATTCTTAAATGGAACAACTGAGCAAACTGCAACATCTGTTTCCACTAGCGCGACAACAGGCGCTGTTGTTGGGTTAACAGGAGGTTCTTCTTACACATTTAAAGTAAGAAAAATTAACGATAATGGAACAATAGACAGTACTGCATCTACATCAGTGGTAGTTCCTATTGCTATTGATTATCTTGTTGTTGCAGGTGGTGCTGGAGGAGGAGCAGGTTATAGCGGTGCAGGTGCTGGCGCAGGTGGCGGTGCAGGTGGTTTGCTAACTGGAACAAGTAGTGTGTTGTTTGGTGTTGCAAATACTGTAACTGTCGGCGGCGCGGGTGCTGGTGGTTCAGGCAATAATGCTCGAGGTGCCTCAGGTTCTAACTCACAATTTGGTTCAATAACAGCATGTGTTGGCGGAGGTTTTGGAGCAGGTCGCGGTGAAAATGGTGGCAATGGTGGCTCTGGAGGTGGCGCAGGTGGTGGAAATGCCGTTGCTTGGCAAGGCGGATTAGGAACTGCGGGTCAAGGTACAAATGGAGCGAATGGTTTTGCTAATGCAACAAGTGGATTTGATGGAGGTGGTTTATCCACTACATCTAGCATTAGTGGCGCATCATTAGTTTATGCAGTTCAAGGTTATTCTAATGGAAGTGGCGCTGCTGGTACCGCAAATAGAGGTAATGGTGGCAGCAGTGGTAATCCTTTCACTCCACCTAACGGTGGCGCAGGTGGTTCTGGTGTTGTAATTATTCGATATTCAGATACAGTTCCAGCAGCAACTACAGTAACAGGCTCACCAACAATTACAGTCGCTGGCGGTTATCGTGTTTACCGTTGGACTGGCTCTGGCAGTATTACCCTTTAAGGAGGAATCATGGCACACTTTGCAAAATTAGATGAAAACAATAAAGTAATTCAAGTTATTGTAGTAGATAATAATGAGTTGCTTGACGATAATGGCAATGAATCAGAAGCAAAAGGAGTTTCTTTTTGTAAAGATTTATTTGGACCTGAAACCCAGTGGATGCAAACATCATACAATGCAACATTTAGAAAAAACTATGCTGCTATTGGCGGAGTTTACGACCCTGTATTTGATATATTTATTCCACCAAAACCTTTTGATTTGTGGAAATATGATTATGAAAATAACGAGTGGGTCGCTCCTATTCCAGAACCAGAACCAGTAGAAGGATATACTTGGTTATGGTCTAGCGTAAACCAAGAATGGGTTAAGGTAGCCAATTAAACAACGGAGTAATATCTTGCTAAGATAGGAATAAAATGAGTAATGAAGAAGTAGTGGTTTATTGGTCACCTGCTGTTATTGGATGGGAGATGTTGTATACCGAACCAAAGTCAATTTACTCAAATATAAGAAGTAAAGCAAAATATAATTCAGTTGAAAAAAATTCAAACATGTTTGCTTGTCCAGCAAGCAATGATGTATTACAAAATGTCTATGCAATTAAAAGCAATCTTGACGATTGTTATGAATTACCAATTCAATTTCTTGAAGAACTAGAACAGCAACAAACTATCAACTTTCCAGTTATGCTTCCAATGAATAGAAATAAAATATCTTTTATTTCTCAACGCAAGTCAATTCTTGAAGGATACTGGGATATTGAGTACAATCTTAAATGGGTATTCTTTGCAGATGAACCATTAAAGATGAAGGTGACATCGCCATACTTTCCACATAGCGCACCTACACCAGGTGCTTTTGTTTCTGCTGGGCAGATGGATATTGGGCAGTGGTTTAGAAACATAAACCTAAATTACTTTGTTCCAAAAACTGCTACTTCAATGGAGTTTAAGGTTGATGATTCTTTGCTGTATTTAGAATTTATGACCGACAAAAAGATTGTGTTTAAACGCTTTCAAACAACTCCATTGCTTAATGAAATGTTGCTTGAATGTCATGAATCACCACAACGCTATGGAAGAAACATGCCACTTGCTAAGCGATATGAGATGGCAAAGAAATCAAAACTTCGTGAAAGAGTCTTGACTGAAATCAAAAAAAATCTAATAGAAGAATAACATTTAAGGGGACACAATGATAGGACCAAAAGAAACAGTAGCAATCGGCTGGTGTGATAACGGCATGGTAGATGGCAAGTTTACTGAGGGACTTATGTCTGCAGTAATTACTGGTGGGGCTAACAAAATGCCCATCACTACATCTATGAGAGTGCAGGGCAATCAGATTGGTAGACAGCGTCAAGTCCTATGGGACTATTGGGCTGACCATATCAAAACTGACTGGCTACTATGGGTAGATTCAGACATTGTTCTGACAGCAGAAGTGATGCAGAAATTATGGGCAACTGCTGACAAGCATCATCGCCCTGTTGTAAGTGGAGTTTACTTCATCTCTAAGGAGAATGAAGGCACACTTATGAAGCCATACCCAGTACTCTTTAATGATATATCTGAATTTCAGGTTCAGTATGTGCATCCACTGCCACAAAACGAAGTAATCAAGTGCGACTCAGCAGGGTTTGGTCTAGTGCTTATGCACAAGTCAATCATTCCAACTATGCGTGAGAAGTACCCTAACCAGTCTATGTTTATGGAGACTGCAGGTGGTCATGATGACCAGTTTATTGGAGAAGATATCATATTCTTTCGCAAGATGAAGGCTGCTGGTATTCCATTACATGCACACACAGGTGCTCTAGTAAAGCATATGAAGCGATTCTCGCTTGACTATGATTACTATGGTATGTACTGGACAATGGATAGTATTCAAAAGAAAATAAAAGAACAACCAAACTAAGGAGTCTACGTGGCTGGTCGTGATATTACCGAAGGTCGTGCCTCGCGGGCGATTGCTGTTGATGTTGGTGTAGTTTCTACATCTGCTATCTGGCAGAACACTGACGTAGCATATGATGTTGCAGTAGGTGGCATGCCGTTTATCTATGCAATCAGTGATGCACGTCCTTACATCCGACAGACTGCACCGTTCCGTAAGGAACAGTTTGACAATCAGACTGAACCAGGTGAGCAATCACTTACTGGTTGGTGGATTCGTAGTCAGATGTCCTTTCATGGTGGAGACGGTATTACTTTCTTTGACCCAGCACAGACATCAGCACGCTCACCCGACCACTATCGCTTTGCCGATAGCAAGGGTGTAAATGTTTGGGACCAGGGTAAGGTAACTCTTCTTAACGGCGTTACCAATACTCACCAGACCACTGGTCCAGTTGTAGGTACAGACCATCAGCACCCCAATCAACATGCACGCTCTATTCAATGGAGTGGCATAGATGGCGTCTTACTTCATGATGAATTTGATGTAGACAAAATCTCGGCTAACGGTACAGTTACACATTACATTGACTACACTGGCGGAACAGATGAAAAAGTATATGCAATCTGTGATGATGGTATTAACGCATACTGGGTGACTAATAAAGTCGCAGGTGGTTCAAACAAAATACACATGTTTAAGAAGCCACTAACTGGTTCATCGGCTAGCACTGCAGATGAAACACTTATGTTTACTGCTACTGGTGTAATTGTTTATGCAACTATGGAGTTCATTAAAGACCGTATTATTCTTTGTATAAACAATGCTGTGTATGAACTAGCAACTAATGCATCTGCACTCCCTAGCCCAGTATACACTAACCCTAATACTAATTACCACTATACATCCGTGGCTGCGTCTGGTCCTGCTATCTACACTGCAGGACATTCAGGTATCTATTCAACCATTCAAAAGTACACACTGTCTACTGCTGGCGTAATGCCAACATTAACATCTGCTGTTGTTGCAGCAGAACTACCTGCTGGTGAGTTCGTAGAAAAGTTGTATTACTACCTAGGTTACATGTGCATTGGAACCAATAAGGGTATCCGCATTGCTGCGATTAATGACCAAGATGGCTCCCTTAACTACGGTCCACTTATTGTAGAAACATCACAACCAGTCTATGACTTTGCTGGTAGAGATAGGTTTATCTGGGCAGCAGCAGGAGTCGGAGCACTAGATGCTGGACTTATCCGCATCGACCTTAGCCTAGAGATAGAACCATTACGCTTTGCTTATGCAAACGATGTGTATGCTACACAGACAACGGTACACTATACAACAGCAGTAGCCTTCCTTGGTACTACTAACCGTATTACTTTTGCTACGGCATACAATGTAACTGATGGTGCAATATACCTTGAGTCAACTAATCTTCTTGTGTCTGGTTACTTACAGACTGGTTACATTAGATACAATACATTAGAGCCTAAGAACTTCAAGCGTCTTATTGCTCGAGGTGATTTCACCCGTGGGTCAATAACATTAGAAACTGTTGATGCAGATGGAACTGAATACGATGTCATATCTTACGATGCTAACGTCCCTCCAGTTGAGGTGACAACATCTGTGCCACAAAATGCACAGGAGTATTTAGCATACAAGTTTATTCTATACCGTGATGCAACTGATGCTACCAAAGGACCAATCATGGAAGGCTATCAGGCTAAAGCAACTATCGCTACGCCTCGTCAACGAGTAATGAAGTTTCCTGTCTATTGTTATGATGTAGAAACAGATAAATATAATGTACTAACGGGATATGAAGGACGAGCATTTGACAGAATCAACCAATTGGAATCTGTTGAAGAAAGTGGAGATGTTATAACATGGCAGGACCTCACTACAGGTGAGTCACGTCAGGCTGTAATAGAACAAATCTCATTTACCCGACTAACTCCACCTGACCGTGGCTTTAATGGTTATGGTGGCATCATTGATATCACGATAAGGACTGTGTAATGCAAGCACAAGATTATGCAAC